CTATCACCTATCATATTGTACATAAAATTCGTACTATTCCATTCTAGAAATTGATCTGAATTTGCTATTAGTAGTGATTCATCATTATCAATAAACTCTTTAGCTAACAGCGTTGTACAAGCTGCACCTTCTGTAATACCTGACGTAAAGATAATATTACAGCCAGGTGAAATTAAGTTAAGTGTTTCTTTAAGATTATATTTTTCGTAATGCTCTTTCTGTACAATGAAATGATATTTTGCATCAATATTTAAATTCTCGACCACAACTTGAATCATTGGCTTACCATTCACTTCAATTAGAGGTTTTGGGAAGGTATAGCCTGCTTTTTCAAATCGACTTCCAGCACCTGCCATTGGTATAACAATATTCAAATGCTCGCTTTTCCATTTACTTATATTAGGTGTCATTTTGTTTAAAAACGTTTCGATATACTTGAGAGTAACGTCAGCTGATGTTCTGACGGGACAAAGTGTGGCTCCGGAAAGATTTGCTGCTTCTTGACCTATTATAGAATCTTCAACAATGAGTGTCTCTTTTGGACTAACACCAGCAATAATCATTGATCTTAAAAAGATTTCAGAATTTGGTTTAGATAATTTACAATCTTCATTAGAAAGGAAAAAATCTACATATTCAATGATACCAGTTCGTATAAGAGCTATTTTTATTGTCTCGCGAATTGAATTTGAAGCTACTGAAATTATTAGTTTTCTTTCCTTAAGGTTTTTTAAAATTTCGCAAAGTCGATTATCTGGTTGTGTGTTATTAAAAGCTTTTCTCGTTTCTTCTTGCTTGTAATCAAATATTTGTTTATATTGTGATATTGATAGACCTTTCTTATCAGTTAAGAGTTCGAGTTTTTTGTATGTTGATAGGCCGTCATATATGTTCAAATGATCTTCTCTACTAATAACGAGGGCAGGATCAACTTTATTTAAAGCGGTATTAAGCGCGTTAAAATGTATATCCTTGGTATCTATAAGGACACCATCGAGATCAAAAATTATATGCTTTATCATTTTCTTTTTAAATTTTTAATTATATTAATAACTTCCTCCTTGCTTACATAAGGAGGTTGATTTGGATAGTGTCCGTGCTTTTTAAGATATAGTTCTCTACCTCCATATACATTTTTTTGCCATTGTTCGGATTGGTTTGCAATAGATGAATTATCGATAGCACCAGGAGCTTCTGTTAATAGTTCGTGACTATTGGCAAGATCTGCAAACCACCAAAACGGTGGATGATATCCTGCTTTAATAATACAATAAGTATGATCTACATGCTCCCAGGCATTATAAAACTGTTCATCAATATAACCAACTTTTTCAATTACTTCTCTTGTAAAAAAAGAGAACATAGCAACAGTATGTTCATAAAGTGCTATTTTACACGTTTTATAATCTAAAATAAGCTTAGGGTTAGGTTCTGTATTTTGATCTAAGAGATGACGATTATGTAAATCAAAATCTTTAATTGATTGTTTACGATTAAACGGCGAACCTGGTCCATAATTAAAATGCTGAATACCAGATATTTTACATGCTTCAATATATTGTTTGAATACAGTTTGATCTTTAATAAGCATATCGTCTTCAATAATAAAGATATAATCACATCCTTTTTCGTAGAGATTACGAATTGCCATATTCTTGCCTTTACCTACTCCTATTCTACCATCTGTATGCTTTACAAAATCTACTTTAGGGTGTGAGTATACAGTTTTCTTTGTACCATCGTCAATTACTACAATCTTACTAATACCAGCAGCTTCCTTATCTATAGATTCTAGTAAATTATTAAGATAATCTATACGCTCACAAGTAATAATTCCTACTCCTATTTTTTCAGCCATATGGTTAATCCATATATATTAATATAAATACTATCGATGGCAACAAACCCTACCAATAGTACTACTGTAAGTATTCTCAACTTACCGCAAGCTCAACTTGCAACACCTACAGACTATCTCATCTTGCAGACAACTAATGGTACGCAGATTATACAATTTCAAAACTTTAATGTTGTTCAAACTGATATCAACGGTAACGCTACCGTAATTGGAAATCTTTCCGGTAGTAATGCTACATTTATTGGTGGTATTAATACTATTACTCTAACAGCCTCTCAATACTATACAAATGGCGGTCAACAGGGATGGACAGATACAGCCCCATTAAAGATAGGATCTAATAACTATTATGATAGTTTTACAATTTCAAATGGATTAATCGTTAGTGCTACGCCTACTAGTGTAGATTATACGGGTAATCCAATGTATATCTCTCTTAGTACTCAATTAACAGCTCTTTCTACATCATTTTCATCGCAACTTACATCTTTATCTTCATCTCTTAATACACAATTGACAGCAATGTCAAGTTATGTGTTAACACAATTTGCTTCTGCAACTGCTAGTTACGGTACTCAACTTGCTGCGTTAACAGCATACTCAACGGGTATATATGACGCTACATTAACGCCTATCATTTATCCCAATTCTGCCGGTAGTTTGAGCGGTGCTATTGTGCAATTTGTAAATTTCTTTAATAGTGGCTTACCTTTAGCTCTTAATCAGATTGCACCTTCTAATTTTATTATATCACCTGCTGCTACTACGTTTGCTCAAGCTACTGCGTTTTATGCAGCATCGCCGTTTGTTGTACCGGGTAGTGTGTCATATATACCCAATACAAACAATACCGGTTTACAAGTTTCAATAAGTGCAGCTAATATAGTATCTACACAATTACCAATTAATGTAAGATTACTTGTATCTTACAATGCTTTTAATCATTAAAGATCTTCGCCTAAATTTTTAGAACGAATAATACCTGTACGAAATTTCTCTTCCTGAAGCTCTGCTTTATGAGTATCTTTCTGATCGCTCATAAGTTTAGCCATAATATCTAAATTTTTATCATCGAGAACACTTGTTTCCTCTACAACAGCATCTCCCTGATCATTAACGTAAAGTTCAATCATTGCAATACGTTCCTCACGAGTACCAAAAACTTCAATAATTGGCGGTCTATCTTCATCTGGGAAAAAAGGTGATGCACCAGTCCTAGTGTAATTATGTTCAATAGCTTTAAACAAATTATCAATTTCCTTAATATACTCTTCTTCAATATTTCTAGTTTCGCGAGCTTCTTTTGGAATTGGTGAAAACTTAGTAATCGGTGTAAAGAAGATAATATCTAAAGCGTGCATAGTCTCCTTAACAAGAGGAATACACTTCTTAATAAACTCATCGCTCATCTTTGTCGTATCTTTACTGTTTAACCAAAGTGAATATACAAGATTATCTAATGGACAACGATCAAAAAGAATATAATCATCTTTAGATGTCTTTTGAATGTCATCAATAAGACAATTAAGAATCTTCCATTGGCCTTCTTCTGTTATTTCTTTGTTGAGAGGAATAGATTCATCTTTAATAAGTTTGCGATAGGATTCTTCTGACCGCTTGTATATTGGCCATTTTTTAATAATATCATCAATAAGAGTACTTTTACCTTGACAAGCGGAACCAGAAATTGCAATGCGCATATACTGTATTTATAAAACATATTTAAGCTTATCAAGCGTTAAAAGTATAAATATTTATATGCATTATCTTATGCTCAAAACACATATTATAACTGGTATGAAGTATCTCTGCAAGACATCGCGAAGAGATCCGTTTGCATACACAGGTTCTGGTAAAATATGGAAGAGACATCTTAAAAAGTATGGTTCTTATTTTAAAACTGCAATTCTTGCAGAGTGTTTAACAATTAAAGAATTAAAACAGAAAGGAATTTACTATAGTAAATTATGGGATGTTGTTAATAACCATGAATTTGCAAATCTTGTACAGGAACAGGGAGACGGAGGACCGACAATGTTAGGTAGAAGAATTACACCAGCTCAAAGTAAGAAAAAAAGTATTGCCTTGCTCAAGTTTAATGCCTCGGCTTCAAAAGAATACAAAGAGTGGCGCCGTGAATTAAACTCCAAATCACACGAAAAATATCGTTATTTTACACCAGCGGGTATTTTTACAAACTCTTTCGTTGCTGCAGAAGCTAATAATTGTAGCAATGTTACAATTATTAATAGATGTATAAAAGATGTTGATAAACCAATATCGTCAAAAAAGTATTGGAAATATGACTGGAAGGGTAAAACTTGGCGTGAACTCGGCTGGTGGTCAGATATATTAAACGCGTAGTGCTTTATCCCATACAATAAGCTGAAGTCGAGGACTAAAATTAACGCATAATGCCTTAGCGTATTCAGCCACAACTGCAGCCTTCTCTACATGCTCTACTCGAGATCCGCAACACGGCATAAACCAAATATGACTCTTTGGAATATTAATACCGTGTTTATCGTCGACATATTTTTCCCAAATTTCATTAATATCTTCAGCAACATTAATAACAAACTTAAAGCCAGAATAATGAGCTTTATGCCATTTTAATACTTCAGGCTTATAGGTCTTATCTTCAGGATCGCCGTTTGAACGAAGCTTCGGCGACGTGGTAAATGATGCTCCAAACTCTGTTACCCAACGCTCATCAGGCATAAGAGTAGCATTTGTCTCAAAATCAATACGTGGCTTAAAATCATAACGCTCTTTAAACGCTTGTATAAATTTAAGAAGAGCCTTTTCTTGAATTAAAGGTTCGCCACCTGTAAGCTTTAGAATAGCCCTATCTTTGAGATGCTTAATATATCCATTATCTTCCATAAGCTGAAAGATTTCGGCAAATGTCATTTTATTTTTTACTGACCATGAAATAAATGAATCACAGCCGTTAGGTGAATCAGGAGAAGCAAAGCCCTTACACGTTAAATTACACATTGAAAGCCTCATAAAAACAGAAGGCTGACCAATAAACATGCCTTCACCTTCAATAGTATAAAATACTTTATCGTCAGATAAGAAAATAGTTTCCGTATTAATATCAATCATACAATCAATAATAATGTATGTCTAGCAGTAATCAAGATCTAAATTTGATTAAATAATTATAGATGAAAAAAACAAAACGCACGGCGAAAGCCGCGACCGTTGTCCCATCTAAAACTAATGATAATACGTTAGTTAAAGATACTTCACCCTACGTAGCCCAAAGAGAAAAAATTGATTTTACTCTCAATGTTCGAGAGCTTCCTTGGACAGAAAAACAAAAAGAGATTATAAATCTCTTCCTCGATAAGGATACAAAACTTATGATTCTCAAGGGTCCAGCTGGTACATCGAAGACTATTCTTTCAATGTATCTTGGATTACAACTTCTCAATTTAAAGAAAGTATCTGATGTTGTATTGGTACGTTCAGCTGTTGAATCAGCTGATTCAAAGCTTGGATATCTTCCTGGAGATATCAATGAAAAGGTTAATGTATATATGACACCTTTTAATGAGAAATTCTCCGAACTTGTAACTCAACCTCAAATTCATCGTTTACATAAAGATAATAGAATTACTATTTGCCCTATTAACTTTGCTCGTGGTTTACACTTTGCTGTAAAGTTTATTTGTTGTGACGAGAGTCAGAATTTAACTGTCAGGGAACTTCAGACGCTCTTTACCCGTATGGGTGAATTTAGTAAAATGATTATATGTGGTGATCCTGATCAATCGGATCTTCCATATGGTAAATCAGGTTTTAATACTGTTTACAAGGCCTTCGATAACGATGATGCAAAGAAACATGGTGTACATTGCGTTGAATTAACAGAAGATCATATTGTTCGTTCAGAGCTCTGCCGTTATGTTACTCACGTATTTAAAGGTATTATACCCGTGACAAATACGAAAGAATATAGCCCGTCGGAATCTGCTAAACAACACCCAAAGACTTAAGTTCTTCTAATGCTTTCCTTACAGCATCATTAGCTTGTTGAATATCATCATTAGATTGATCTTTAAGAGATGGTGTAAAGCCTGTGTTTGTTTGTGTATCGGATGTAAGACTATATTCTCTAGCAATTTTTGATAATGTATCTTGTAATTGATTAACAAGAGGATCGGGTTGACGTTCAATAAGTGCATCCATGCTTATATTTGTAGGTGAATTTGTTACGGCGACATGACCTACAGGCTTAACTTGTGAGTTGTAAACATCACCTAATTTTTGGTCATTATTTAAAAATGAATCCACAAAATCAGGTGCTAGTTTACCCTGAATTACAAAGTGATCTGATACCTCGCCACCAAATAATTGATGAGCGTGTTCAGCGTTCACCGACTACCCCAGCTAGTTCCTTCGAAAAAATTTGAATAACCGGTTGTAGTAGGGTTACGTAACGGTACCGGTCCATCCTTTGGTCTATTATCTGTATATTGTGCAGGCGGTGACTCAATAGGATGTAAGATCTGTTCAGGTACTTCAAGAGGAATATTAAGATTTTCTACAACACCTGTTACCGTCGAAGGTTTAATTTCAACAGGTGGTACCGGTTTTGTACTTACAGCGTTAGTATTAATGAATGTTGAAGATGTAGAAAAAGTTGAAGTACGTGGTTCGCTGTATATTGCTGAATTAGCTTCATGTTCATATACTTCAACTTTTTCTACCCAACAACGATCACCATACTTACCTTTAAGGTATGTTTGAGCTGTTTTATAGCACCATTCTGCTGTCTTTTCAATACCTACAGCATCCATAATACGGAGGTCACACCCTCCAGCATCATTTAATTGTTGAAATAATGGAAGTAATGGATCATCCTTAGCAAGACAAAGTGTATGATCAAATTGTTTATTTAGAATTGCTTTAAGATCTTTAAGACCACCGAAATCGACGATCCAGTGGTTGGAATCTAATGATGATGCTGAAAAATAAAATTTAGCTTTTATCTGATAACCATGAACTAGATGACAGTGACTATGGGTAGCTCCAAATTGTCTAAAGGCACAAGAACCAAGATCGATAAGTTTAGTACTCTGATAACTCATAAAGATATTATGACCTGGAAAAACTAAAAATCAACAGAAAAGTCAAAGAAAATTGTTTTTCGTCCCTTCTCTCAAATCCAATATTCTCTATTAGTTATTCCTCGTAAAAAATAAATCAACTAGGAGATTAAAGTTTTTAATAAATTATTTACAACTTGATTAAAACTCTCATGCTGATGTTTACTAATCTCTATTGCAGCTATACGCTTCCGAGCTTTTTCCTTAGATACTGAAGCTCCCGGGACAGTATGCATTTTTCCACCTTTTTTATAACGAACTTTGTAACCGGCTCTTGATTTTTGAATATTATATGGCATATTAATTACGGACTGCTTTTCCAAAAATCAGTAGTAAGATTGGTCAAAAAGACAAGTTGATCATCGGTTGACATCTTACCATATTCTGTTTCAGTTTTAAGTATCTTCATAACTTCATCCATATCTGCTGCTTTTAATATTTTTGCTTTAATAGCTGGATCTAAAGGAGATGACCATTTTTTATAATTTGCAATGAACTGCTTTTTTTTATTAAAATCAGGAATTGTTTTTCTGACATCGGTATCTATGACCCAAAAATTTCCTTCTTGATGATAATGAAGACCTACATACGTCGGCCAGGGCTCACCACCTGTTTTTGGTTTAAATAATTGCTTTTTATTTTTATAATAGAAAATTTGTGTTTGATAGCCCTGTTTATCGATAACAGCTATCGAATCAGCAGCTAAACTATCCGAAAGTGTAATAGTATAGGATGTGCCACCTGTAACAGCCTGTACATTACCAAATTTTGAGACGATTGATGTGGGTAAAAATGGTAAATTAACTACAACTTTATCATTGTTTTTTGGATTGCCTTTCGGTCTTTCGAATTTTTCAAGTGCTATTTTTTCCGCCTGCGTCGTAAGATTTGTTGTGAGATTTGTGATACCCTTAGCAATATTACCAAACTGACCACCGTATGTTATACCTGATCTTCTCGCAGACGCGTCTGCCATATTTAAAGCACCCGCTACTAAAGATGAAGGTTTAAAAGCGTTTTTAACATTTGTTTTGGCAGCGCTTATATAATCACGGAGACTTGCCTCATTTAAAGCAAGTTTAACTAATTTATCAAATTTATTACTCATTGGCAATATAATATTTATATAATTTAATAATGTCTTCTTCTGATAAACCTCTATCCTTTAAGAATACTTCAACATCATCAATTGATTCAGCCGCATAAAGTTGTTGAATAAGAGGATCATCTAATGCTACGTCGAGTGCGACAGTGATAAATTCTTTTAAAACAGATAAATTATTATTAATATTAGCTAATTTAATTAAATGTTCATTAGGTATATCCATCACCGGCATACTACCATTATTATCAGGTACAACAACAAGTACTTTTGTAAATTCTTGATCCTCAGCTAATACATATCCTTCATATCCATTACAGTTCGATAGATCAGCACTCTGACTAACGCTAATTGGATCTACTTTAATACGTACTTTTTTAAGAGCTACTTTTTGTAAACTCTCTAAAATGATCTGATTATACTTCATTATCATTATTTATGTTGAAATAAGGTAAGTTGTTGGTATAATAAGCTTATGTCTGAATATACAAAAGTTGTAAAACTCAAAGAAGCTAACGGTAATCATCCGCGTTCAGCTGAAGAGAAACAAGTTATTATTGAAAAAGCTGCTGCAGCATATGAAGTCTATCTTGATGCTCTCGGTTTTGAATGGCGTAATGATCCAAATAGCTCTGGTACACCATTAAGAGTTGCTAAGGCATTTGTCAATGATCTAGCATCCGGGTGTTATGAAACACCTCCTAAGATTACATCGTTTCCAAGTAATGGTTATGATGGAATGGTGTTTCAAGGTGGAATTCCAGT